CTCACTTCTTGTACCATCTCATCTGTGTTACTTGAGTACAAACATATTTCATCAATCACATGTAGACCTGTTGCTGATGGCACTGCAATAAGAGTTGCCATTGGGCTTACGTTAAAGTCGGTCAATACATAAATTGATTTTAATTCTTCTTTGTTACCATCCCATTTCTTTACATTGTTTTCTGGTTTGAATGAATAGTAAACTAAATTCGTTGCTGTTTCAAAACTTGCTTCGTACTCTTGTCTAAACGTTCTTATGTCTAAATCTCTACGAGCCGCTTCTACTTCATCTTGTGGGACATTCTCGCCCTCTACAGTAGTAAACTGCCAAGAACCCCAACTCTCATCTATTGATGCCATCTCAAACAAATCTTTGAAATGATTACCAACACCTTTAGGAGTTCCTACAAATAGTGCAGAACCTGGTGGATTTTGTGCAGAAAGAGTTGGCCTAAGGACCTCGCTCCAGGCTTCCCCTTTAATGTCGGCTACTTCATCCATCACTAGGAAGTCTAATCCTGTTCCACGCAATGAATCATAATTGTCTGCACCTCTTAACATAATAACTGAACCATTAATTAATTCTATTTCTAATCTACTTTCGTTAATCTTACGAACCCAATTGAGTCCACTAAGTTTATTCTTTAGGTCGCTCCAGACAATGTTCCGGCACATTTGGTATGTCGGGGCAACGTACATTACTTTCTTGTTACTTGTACGAGCAAACTTGGCAAGTTCTCTAATAGCAAGAACTGATTTACCAAATCGTCTACCAGCACATAGTACTCTGAAACGTTTGTCACTATTAGCAACAGTCTTTTGTGGTGTTGTTAGTGGCATTAAACGTTTACTTTTACCGTTTTACGACTTTTCTTCGCTTGACTGGCTTTTTTCTTTTGTATTCTGTTTTCTTTTTTGACTTCTTGTACATGTATTTTCATTCCTTTCTTAAATGATTTCGCATTAGGATGTGGTTGTTTACCACCGCCACCAGACGAATAACGGTAACCTGCTCTGTGTCCACCACAATCAGTTAAACATTGACTTCCCTTAAACTTTGCCATCTTAGTTCCTTAATCTAAATCGTCTGTCCACGGTAACGCTTTTGTGTCATCATCGCCTAATGGTGAATCTGATTGTCCAAGAAGATTCTTGCCAAGCCACACCAACATGGTTGGATTACCTTGTAGTGCTACTTCGAACTGTTTTCTTCTCAACTTGCGTTTCCCTTCTGCTTTCCCTTTTGACAATTCCGCAGAAAAACGTTTGCGTATTGTGTCAGGGTGTGCACCAACTATGAAGCCAATCTCTGCTGGCGTACAATGTATTAGTGCTAATTTCTCTACTAAGTCTTTGTCAATGTCTAACTTAGGTCTTCCTGTTTTCTTTTCTTCACTCATTGTTCTCTCCCATTTGCCCTTGGTTAGGTAAAGTATGATCCTATTAATGGACCAACTGTTGCAACAATAATGACTCCACCAAGCCACCATAGTCTGTTGTCGATTTTGTCAATCTTTTTGTGAATCAATTCAAAGTCTCTGTCTGTCTTCTGATTATGTTCACGTGTACTTTCTTTAATAGTATTAACATCTTGCTTAATGAGGGCAACTTCCACCTCTATTGATTGTGGTTTTGGTGTAAAATATGTTGCTTCTTTTTCTGCCCACTTAGCCATGTTAATTTCCTTTTATTATGTTGAACTTATGTTGTCATTTGGTGCATGAAACTTCTTCCAGTTTGATCCGTCAAAGAATGCCATTGTAGGAGAACCACCGTTACCATCCGAAACGTATGCTTGATCCCGTTTCTACAATGCCAAGAACACCACTCAAATAGTTTGCTGTTGATGTGTCTAATACTGTATTGTTAAAGCCGTTTGATGCTTTTAGTTTACCTGTTGATGTAATAACATCTGTGTTTGCATCGCCTAATGTGACGTTGCCATTTAAGTTAGTTGAGCCTGTAACAATAACATCATCATCTAAGATTAAGTCGCCACCAGTTTTAATCCTACCATCGCCATCAGTGTTGAT